ATCGAAACTGCGCCTATGACAGCATTGGTGTGGGGATTGTGGGACCAAAACATCTCACCGAACCACATCATTGATTCATCGAATATGCTCTGCTATGCTGCGAAGTGGCATGGCGATGAGAATGTTATGTTTGATTCTGTTCATAACTCCAAAACCAAGAAGATGTTAAAAGGACTTCATGGACTTCTCTCCGATGCAGACGCTGTGGTTCACTATAATGGCAATAAGTTTGATATGCCTACTATCAATAAAGAATTTATCCTCAACAGTTTTAGTCCTCCTAGTCCCTATAAACAGATTGATTTACTTCGTGTTGTTCGTAGCAACTTTAGGTTTCCTAGTAACAAGCTGGACTTCGTAGCACAAAGGCTTGGTCTAGGTAAGAAACAAGAGCATGAAGGAATGGAACTCTGGACAAAGTGCATGAAGGGTGACAAAGATGCGTGGAAACGAATGGAGTCTTATAACATTCAAGACGTGGTGTTGTTAGAGTCGTTATACGACACACTCCGTCCGTGGATTCGTAACCATCCAAACCACAATATGTACTCCGAAGGCGCTGTATGTCCTAACTGCTCATCTACGCACTTACAGAAGCGTGGTACAGCAGTATCTGCCACTGGTGCATACCAACGCTATCAGTGTCGTGATTGTGGTACATGGAGTCAAGGAACTAAATCAACTCGTGGTCGTGTAGAAGTGAAAGGAATCGTATGAATAACACAGCAGAATCTCGTGAGAAACGATTACAAGCTCTTTTATCCGAAGACAAGAACCCAGTAGCAATGCCAACACCTTTTGGTTATATCCGGGAAGAAACCTTAGCTGACTTAATTAAGGGCTACAAAGATGGAATGGAAGACCCCGGTGACATTTTAGCACGTCAAGTCGGTGGTACACACTACAAGAAAGGTGTACAACCTTGGACAGTCGCCCTTGATTGGGGACTTGACCCGTGGTCACATAATGTGGTAAAATATATCCTCCGCTTCCCTTACAAGAACGGAAAGGAAGACCTAAAGAAGATTCAGCATTATTTGGAGTTTTTGATAGAGAATTACGATGAAGTAAACAACAAGTATTACAAATAGGAAGAAGATATGCCGCTGCTTTTGCATGAAATCAAAGAAAGGTTAACCGCCCTAGATGAAGTAACCTTATTGGAGCTTTTAAATATTAGCAGTGAAGACATAGTAGAAATGTTCTCAGACCGTATTGAGGACAATGCCGATAAACTAGAAAAGGAAGTTAAATAAGAATGACAGCATACAACATGACCCCGTACAATACCTTCATTGCCAAGAGCCGCTATAGCCGCTACTTGGATGAAAAAGGTCGTCGTGAACACTGGGATGAGACAGTAGCACGGTACTTTGACTTTATGGAAAAGCACCTACAAACTAAACAGAACTACACACTAACGAAAGAGTTGCGTAACGAGTTACAACAAGCAGTAACAGCATTGGATGTTGTACCATCTATGCGAGCAGTAATGACAGCAGGACCTGCGCTAGAGCGTCAGAATGTCGCAGCATTTAACTGTTCTTATTTACCAATCGACGACCCCAAAGCCTTTGACGAAGCAATGTACATCCTTCTCTGTGGCACTGGTGTCGGTTTCTCTGTGGAGCAACAATATGTTTCTAAGTTACCTGAAGTTCCGACTCAGTTGTTTGATAGTAAAAGTTCTGTTGTTGTGTCGGATTCTAAAGAAGGATGGGCAAAATCACTTCGCCAACTCATCGCTCTTTTGTATGCTGGCGAGATTCCAAAATTTGACGTATCTCGAGTTCGACCTGCCGGAGCAAGACTCAAGACCTTCGGTGGACGAGCTTCTGGACCCGGACCTTTGGAAGAACTTTATCGATTCTGTGTCGCCAAGTTCAAAGGGGCAGTTGGTCGCCGTCTCAGTTCCCTTGAGTGCCATGATATTCTCTGCAAAATCGGGGAAGTTGTTGTTGTGGGCGGAGTCCGACGGTCGGCAATGATTAGCCTGTCTGATTTAACAGACGACAAGATGGCTCACGCTAAGGCAGGTAACTGGTGGGATGGTCAAGGACAACGTGCGTTAGCGAATAACTCCGCTACCTATGTTGAGACTCCATCTATTGGTCAATTCATGCGTGAATGGAGTTCAATCTATGAATCACACAGTGGAGAGCGTGGTATCTTTAATCGTGAAGCAAGTCAAAAACAAGCTGCAAAGAATGGTCGTAGGGATGCGTCGTATGCGTTTGGTACGAACCCCTGCAGTGAGATTATTCTTCGTCCCTATCAGTTCTGTAATTTGTCTTCTTGTATCATTCGTTCTGACGACACTTTCGATACCATCAGCAATAAAATCAGGCTGGCAACAATCTTGGGAACTTTTCAAGCGTCGTTAACAGACTTCCCGTATCTGCGTAAAATCTGGCAAAAGAACACTGAAGAAGAAGCACTCTTAGGTGTATCAATGACAGGTATTTGCGACAATACTTTACTTAACAATCCTGATGATGAAGGATTACCTGCACGATTGGAGAAACTTCGTGATATCGCTATCAGTGTCAATGCTGAATTCGCTTCTGCTATTGGTATTAATCAAAGTGTTGCTGTCACAGCCATCAAGCCCGAAGGCACAGTATCCCAGCTTTGTTCTACCGCTAGTGGCATACATCCTCAGCATAGCAAGTATTATATCCGCCGTGTACGAGCTGACAATAAAGACCCTCTGACACAGTTTATGATTCAAGCAGGATTTGTTGCAGAGCCTTGTGTGATGAAGCCTGAGACAACAACAATCTTTAGTTTCCCTGTTGCTGTGGCTGACGGTGCATTACTGCGTGAAGACTTGACAGCTATTGAGCATCTACGCTTGTGGTTGATATTCCAGCGCCATTACTGTGAGCATAAGCCTTCAGTCACTATCTCTGTCTTGGAGAACGAATGGATGGATGTCGGAGCATGGACATTTAAGCACTTCGACGAAGTTACTGGTGTGTCGTTCCTACCGATGGATGGTGGCACTTACAAGCAAGCACCTTACGAGGAGTGTGACGAGGAGACTTACAACAAGTTAAAGTCGTTAGTTCCTGATACTGTCGATTGGGAAAACTTCAAAGAGTATGACGATAACGTCGAAGGTGTCCAAACCCTTAGTTGCACCGCAGGAGGGTGCGAGATTTGATTCCTTGTATGTTGTAACTTTATAGCCCTGCTTCGGCAGGGTTTTTTTTTGTATAGAATGAGATACAGTTTACTTAAACGGGCGAGTGCCTTGACGGTCTATTGTAAGTGCTTGTCTACGAGGTGGTCTAGCAGGGCTATCAGGAACGCTTATATGCGTCCATGAGCCGAATTCTTCGATGATTTGGTCGTACCCTATGTTGGCTTGAATGCAAGCCTCTACGACCTCTCTAGGGGTCATGCCGGGGACTCTAATATCTGCTGCACAACCGATACGATGTTGGCTGGTGTCTCGTGAACCGACAGCATCGTTAACCTGTTTAGAGCGAAAGCCAGAATTGACGAGAATAGGCTTCTTTAGCAATGCTCTGACTTCTTCAAGCAAGGCTGCAACCCGCACTAAGTTAGCTACTTCGGTAGCGTTAGGAGTGTTGTCCAATCCTTTACGGGCTGCTGTTTGAGAGGCTGTTAGCTCATCTAGTGTGAAATTAGGACTTAGGTTCATTTCTTTTTCGTAGTAATAGAGTCTGTACCTTTGGTGACTGTTACCTTCTCACCGTCTACTTCAACAGACATTGCAGGTTCTTTTTGGTCTAACCGAGCTACTAAGTCAGAGATAACTTTAAACTCAGGTTTGTCTTGCTTTTCTACTGTACCGGCGATTCCGTTCATCATGTTAATCAGAGCTACTAACGCACCACCAACCATCGTCATGACAGCAGTGATGGCAGACTCAGTCAGGAAAGCACTAGATACAACACCAATCAGGATGATAGCAGTGATATACATTAGTCCATGCTTACCGATGGACTTACCTGCTACTTCTTTTGCTGTTTCTACTGGTTCATGCATTATTTCTTTTCCCTTGATTTCATATCCATAATCTTTTCTAAGCTACGACCACCAAAGTAGAAGGACATAATCAGCATCCCCCACTGACCTAGTAACTCGACATAGGCTTCATTGGTATCATATTCAAACGCACTCATCAGCGCAAAGATGAAGT